TTGCCTATGTTTCCGATAACTCCGGTAGATATTGAAGATACAGATACTTCCACTGCGTACTGGTCAATTATTCCAACGAACTCTAACTGATCTTTATATTTTGATGCAACTGATTTATAAAAATTTGAAGCTTCCGGACTAACAACTAAATTGGTTACAAAATTAAATGTAACTCCGTTGTTTGCAGTGGCAGATTCAGAAGAATTTATTACTATGGGTGAATTTATTGAAGAGAATGTTAATAACGCTACGCCTGTCGATCCAGTTGATTGCCTTCTTGATATTCCAAAATTTCTGGCAAGCTTATCTAAATCAGAGCCGTTTGCAAGCCTTATTGATTGCTTATTTGCAATACCACTTAGCTCATCGTAAAGCATCGCTAATTGCGTAGCGGGAGCTTCAACGAATAGATCTCTAATGACTGTGCCAGGTTTTGTGTCAGCGTCGGGTTGCTTTATTCGATAATAATCGAGCATTCCGGCTATTATTTGTTCCAAAGACCTGATATTTGCCATACATTAATATGTAATTACGCCTAAACAAATTTATATAATATTAATATTAAATTCCGTAGTTGTTACGTCGAAAGACTTCGAAGCAACTTTAATTCTAATATCAAATAATGTTGGAAGTATATTATTTCTTTCTACGGAAACTTCTAATATCGAAGATATTTGCTCCTGAGCAGATAATCTCTGAAAAGATCTTATCTGCCCCTCTTGCAGCATTTTTAAATTCTCTAAAGCGACTACAAGCTGATCTCTAGCTATGGATATCGTTATTTCTGATTCCAAAACATTGCCGACTACAGATTTTGATAGATAAGATCCGTAAGCCGGATGCATTGGATTCGAACCAGATTCCGTAAGACATATCTTAAGTATATCTTGAATAAGTTTTTCAGTCCCCTCGACCAGCTTTACTTCTCCCATATCTATTAAAATATCGTAATTGCTTATTTTTAAATCGAACGACATAATAAAATGTTATTTTAATCATCAAATGTTAGATTATCGTTTATTAATCTATCGACATACATTTTATCCATAATTCCATAAAAATCTGCGACTATTTTTGATAAATCTTCTACCGCCTCTAAAACAGGAGCCCTATCCTCATCCAATAGCTTAAGATCTAATATCTTATTCATTCTATCAAACGCATCTATATCTATTAGTCCTAATAAGCTTCTTAATGATAAAATACTAAGCGCCCCTTGTATTGCTAATATATCTGATAACCCAAGTCCGCTAAATTCTCCCATTATTATTTCAACCACCCTGGATGCCTCATTTGCGCTTCCTAGAATGTTCTTTCTATTATTTGAAATTTTTTCAAGGGAATTTGAAGAAGCGTCTCCCATAGAAGATGTTGTATCCTTACCAAACCCTTTAATAATTCCGTCAAAAGCGAAAATTTCAGAACTAGCAGATTTATTTGAAAAGCCATTTGACATAACCTTAGCTGTCATTAACAATATTTCTTTATCTAGATCTGTTAGCATACTCTCTTCTTCTTGATTTTTTGGAAAAAATAGTGGCTTTGTTTTTGATCCAAGTTCTGGTCCAGAGGGCGATGGTTCAGGCAGCCATAAATACTTTTCTTGAGAATTTTTTATAACTTGTGTCGCCTCAATTAATTTTTTGATCATTTCCTCGATCATCTTCAATGAGTTTGCAAATTTTTCTCTGTCTGAAAAATTAAAATCATTTGTTGACAATCTATTTACTATCTCTAAATCTTGGATCGAAGATATATTTTCGATATATTTTTTTATCGATGCCTCGTATGTTGAAACTTCTTTTAAATCTTCAACAAACAGCTTTTCTCTTATAAGTTTTTCCAAGAGTGGTCTCTTACCGTGAATTCCATCAGATATTAATGTATTTGAATTGTTATAAACGAAAGGCACGCATACCCTATTGGTTGAGGGTGACGTTGTTAAATCAATTTTTCCGTTAACTATAAAAGGCTTAATTATATGTCTTTTTTTAGACGATACAGACGGGGACTGCCCAAGATCGTCTTTTAATTCCGAATTTTTTTTGATTATGCCGCCGATTAAAATATTATTTTCAATATCATATGATTGATTTTCGATATTCATATCCAAGTATGAAGTATCTTTATCAAACGGTGCTATAAATTTCCTTATATTAGGGCTTCCTTGAGATCCGCTTCCCCCAGACGATATTGATAAAATCGAAGAGTTTAGCGATGACGTTTTGGAGAAAATTTTCATTATGGACTGAACATAATTTTCTCTAAAAGAACTTAGCTTATCGAAATCTTTAATTGGATTTAGAGAAGTTTTAATTTTAAAATCTCTGTTAATTTTTCTAGCTTCCTTTATATTATCGTGACCTGGACTATAATAAGATCCGTCTAAACTAACTACTGGAAGACCTATTAATCTGAAATACGCGTGACATCTACTTTCTTGCGGCTTCTCCTCTACATTTATTTTAGAGTTTGAATTATCCATCAAAGATTTAATATATTGTCCAGATATTTCTGAATTAAATACGGAATGACTTCTAATCAAATCTATTTCAATTATAAAATCATTATATATTTGATCCATATCAAATATGAAATTTTGATTATTGTAAAAGTTTTTACTTTGATTTAACTCTTCATTATCAGCCATTAGCTGCCATCACTATCTGATGATCTTGAAATATCGGACTCATCTCTACGTGGTGCGCCATCAATATCGCCTGTAGTTGAGACTGGAGTGTATACGAATTGGTAATCTAACTTCTGCAGTTCTCTTATTGGAGAAATATCTACATCTGCAGAAATAATATCTTTAGCAAAAATATCTCCGTCGAAACTCATCATTATTGTTCCAGTGCCTGGCAAATCACTTATAAGACTAGCTTGGAAATTTTGCTCAGCCTCATTATATTCGAAATTTGATACTTCTCCGAACGTTATAATTGGTGAAATTTTAGAAGCCATATTTTTAGATATATCTTCTGGTAATCCAGATGATAGTGATGCTGAATTTTTTTCTCTGAGATTTACTTTAACTATAATTGGTTTACTTGTAAATTGTATTTTGGGAGTAATAGTGAAGTCGCTTTTTGCAGCATCGAAAGCTACTGCAACTAGCTCTTGAATTGTTTTTGTTGTATTATCCCTAAGCCCATTCAAACAAATATCTGTTGCCGTTTTAAATTCAGCAACTCCTTCTACGGTTAGATTATTTCTCAAATTAGTTAGTGCTGTGGCTAAGCATTCTTGAGTTCCTTGCACATTTGGGAATGTATCACTGTCTAATATTTCCCTAACCAGCTCGGTCTTTATAGCGATGTCTCCAAATACAACATTTCCCATAAATTGCCTAGCTGAAGCTAATCCAGGATCACATCCGGCAGTTACTATACCCTTGCCCATAAGAGCTGCTGAGTTTGGTTTGAATGTATACTTAATATTTGAAAATAGTTCTCCATCCGTTGGAAAAAGCGGAGCTGAATCTGAAAATTGATCCGGGGTATGTATAAAATTATTTAATGTTGCCTGATCTTCGGAAGGCGAGCCGTCATCATTAAAGCCCTTAAGTATGGTCGATCCGTCTTCTTCATATCCCATACCGCCAGCTATTTTTATTACTCCATTTTTTACAAATACTTTTTTGTTATCATATGTTGACAAATTTGATGTTGGTCTTTCTAAGATAACGCAATTTTTAAAAATTATATTTCTAGAAAGCCCGGTCCTTCCCCAAGCCGAAGGATCATAAAATAAATTAACGTCTACTGTATATACAGCTTGCCTATAATTTGTTTCAAAATTATATGTAGTATCTGTTGGGAAAAATATTGGTTTAGGAAAAATTAATACGTCGTATGCATTTACGATATTAATAAATTCTTGATATAATGTTTGCTGCGTATCGTAAATTTGCCAAGTTTCGGCACGAACATCAAAATTTAAATTATTAAAGGGTGGAGGTAAAACTATATTAGTTTGGGCGCCAACTCTGGGCAAGTATTGCATTGTTCCAGTCTCTCTCGTATACGGACCATTTTTAATAATGGCTGGGCAAACATCTGGAGTGCAGCATCCTTCATCATCTTCTTCGTTATCACCGTCTTGACATGGCGGTATATTAAAAATCATAGAAAGTATGTCTTTAATTATTTGTATAATTGTTGCAAAAATAGATAGTATCACGAATAGATTTTGAAAAATACAAAGAAGCGATCCTATTTTCTGAGCTATTTCTAATACTCCCTCATCCGCAGATTGAAAAGCCTTGCCTAAAGCCAATATATTTCTTAAAATTAGCTCGATAAATTTTAGAATTTGAGAGATTATATATTCAATGATTGCTAGTAGCAATAATAGAATAGATATTATCATCAGTATTAATGCGAATATGGGGAATAGAGATAAAAATTCCGGAATACAAATTGTAAATAATTTTTTTAAGGCCTTGATTAGCTTAAAGGGATTTGTTAATGCACAAAGAACCTCGATAATACAAATAATCATATTTAGTATTGGCAAGAAAAATTTGTATAACATAAGAATTGGAATAAACTGATCTAACAATTTCATAATTCCATCAAAAATATCTTTTCCAAAATTAGGATTTAATGCGGGTTTCAATGCGCCAGGCGGGATGAGCAATTGAAGCTTATTTAAAATATCTAACAAATCCTCTGGCATCCCATCAACAATAGGAGCTATGGAAGGCAGCTTTAGCGAAAATGGTGTGCCGAAGCCGGGAATCGACGGACCGCTTGGACCATCCGGACTAGATATACTGACATCATTTGGGCTACAAGGCATTTTAAATTACTTTCTTATGTCTAGTACGATTAACACCATCTAATAAATTTAGCTTGGCACAATATGGTCTCAAATTAGACAGATCCCAACATTTTTTAAAATCTTCATGTTCCATGCTATCGTAGATAAAATTTGAGTGTGGTATAATATGATCTAATTGCCATTTCCATGTTTTATGATCGTTATCGTTCCATTCATCAATTTTGTAATGACCTTGATTTTCCCAATTCATCCAAGGCTCGAATTTATTTTCAATATGCTCTTTAAGCTTTAAAATATCATAAGGTAAATATTTTAAAATTGAACCTCCTCGTTTTCCAGAGCCCTTTGATTTTAAAACTTTTGAAATATCTCGACTTATATTTTTCCTCAATTTAAATATAGGATCTGTCCTTACCTTATCTTTTTGATATTTTACTCTTTTAGCTATTATAGCTTTTTTATTTTTTTGATAATAAATTTGGTTATTTTTAGATAATTTTTCTTTATTATTTAAATAATAAATATTTTTTATTTTTTTACTATGAATGGCGTTGGTAGTCGAATATTTTTTTTGTTTTGTAAGAATATCTTCTTTATTTTCATAATAATAGTTATTAACTATACCTGCTCGACATATTTTACAAATATTATCATACCTTTTACCTTTACTATTTTTACCCTTACAATAGAAACCCTCTTTAATATTTATCTCTAGTCGGCATAAACCTTCGCAAGATTTAAATCCAACTTTAGTTATTGGCTTTGTTGAAATGGCATTTTTAAAACGATACCTATCAATTCTATCTAAAGAAATACAACTACGGCACCTGCTATTAGGACGATTTTTAGCAAAATCGAAATCACAAATCTTAATGAACGAGGCACACCTACCATTGCAAAATTTAAATCCATCTTTCGGATCTAATTTTTTAGAAGCGTTTGGATTTCTTTCTAAATATTTTGCTCTATTATAGACTTTAACGCAAGATTTACACAAACTTCTAAATTTTCCTGAAGATTTACCGTATTCAGTAAAAAGTTTGTCTTGTCTACATTGGGAGCATGTCCTTATGTCCATTAATTGTATATAACGAATGTTATTTTTCTTCGCCAGGAACTAAAGGCTCTGATTTTCCAATTAGATCTTTTTTCAAATTTATAGCTTTTTCCAAATTTGAAATAAGCTGCTCAGAAGATTGAATTATAATTTTATTAAGAATTTCAATATCTGCGCTCTTCACTTGGTAATAGTTAAAAACTCTAGTTGCTACTTTCCAAACATCGGCAGAAACATCATCTTGCATTTCTTTACGCGAATATTCTTTCGCCTCTTCCTCTGGAAAAGCTTCAATAGAGTTAATTACGTCTGAAGCTAATTTTACCATACCATGATTTTTAGCTTCTTCTGCCTGAAGAAGTAATTTGTTGTAAAGTGTTTTGTTTATTTTCATAGTAGCCCTTTTATATTAATATGATTTTATATCGATTGCCCCAGCTTTAATACAGTCCTGTTTTGTATAGAAATATTTTCCGCCTCTAAAGCCATATTTCTGTCCGCGGACAATTTCATATTACCAGCTGCGTGTATTGCAACATTACCAGGAGTCATTAAGCTTATACCATTAGAATCAATTCTTATCATGTGCGCGAAGCCGCCAGCCCCACTTATTCTCAGATCAACTACGGCTCCATGGTATCCGTTATTATTTTTGACAAATCTGCTATCGGCTTCAATACCAAATCCACCTATTTGCATATAAAGATCTCCCGACATTCCTATTGCTGCAGATCTCATATTTTTATCGCGACCTATGTTTGCAACTAACCCTCCAGCTGTATCAAGCCAAAGAGATTGTCTATCTACCGTATTAGCTCCTAAATTTATCTCTAGAGAGCCGTCAAAATTAATTACCCCTGATCTTCCGCCAGCATTTGCATTTTCTCCGGAAATATTAATAGTATCCGAAACTATATTCTTTAACTCCGGTATCGAAGCAAGGTCTATTGTTAATTTAGCTACAGTTCCCTTCTGGTAACTCAGAAATTGATTATTTTGATGAATAAAGCATGTTTTCATTATATCGTGATGAGCTGTACCGTGCCTAATATGCTCTTTGGTGATTCTATCTATTGGAGTCGCTTCAGCGGCACCATCTTTGATCGATATAGACCCTCTTCCTTTAGAAAATTTTCTATTACTATTTTCAAAAGACGTTTTGGGTGCAGCAAAGCTATCTTGGAAAATATCTAAATTATCTTTTCTAAAGAATAATTTATTTGGATTTTTATTATCCTCGTCGCCGAATGTTGAATAATTTTCGTACCTTGTAAGCAAACTTATGTTGCCGGTTTCAGATGAAGCCGGAACATTCATTTTAAACTGACCCTCTTTATCGATATCCAAAAAGAACCGACTTCTTAATTTAGAATTATCTTCATTAGAGTTAATATCAAATACTGCATCTGATACTTTTCCAGCCTTAGAAAGGCTTTTTCTAGAATTAATTTCAAAGTGAAAAGCTATTGATTTTCTCTGCTGTTCTTTTATAAGTAAAAACGATTTTTGCTTATCTTCTGATTTATCGGGTCTAATTGTAAATTTTTCTTTTCCTATTGGTAAGGGCTGCCTGTTTATATCTAATATATTTCCAAATATATCGATTAACGTACCTTTAGTAATTTCTATTAAATGATTTGGCTCTACTAGGCTTAAAGATAATGTATCTGAACGAGACTTTCTTCTATTAGGATAAGTGTATTTTTCACTATTTTGCCTAGTGCCGCTATAGTTGAAGCTTTCTATATAATCATTTTGAACCATTGAATTATTTTCAAATTCGTAAATAAGTTCTCTGTTTTCAACAAACCCCGGATTTTTATTTGCACCCGAAGCAGAAGAGTTGGATGCCGCAGATGGGTCCATTCCTATTATTTTAAATATTCCATCATAATCATCGCTCTCTAGTTTAGAAGATTGGCTATAATTTGTATTAAAATTTATATCTCTTTTAACTAAACCGCTTACATGTCTGGACGCCTGAGTAAAATGATTCTCATTCTCAAAATTGAATGTAATTAAATTTGTTTTTGGGCTTGAGTTATTTCCAGTATTTATATGTATTTTATTTAAATCGGACCCTATAATAATATCTGAATTTTTATCTAAAATTATTTTTGATTTATCTGAAGCTCTAACCAGAAGTTGATCTTTTTTAGTCTCCGGTATATTTGGAGTATTCTCTGAAGTAAAAGAAACTATATAATATTTATTTCCAACGCCTTGCCCAACTACAACTGGTGTTCCAATGATTGGATCTGTTCCGATAAACATTCCGTTATTAGAAAATAACCCAAATGGCATTTGTATAGTAACATGTGAGTCGTTAGATCCTCCAATTGACTGAGATTCATTTAGCTTTACCTTTACTTCCCTTGTGAACTTATCGTAAGAGCTAATGACTCCTTTTTTTAATAAACCTGGTGATGGATCAAACATTATTAACCTTCTTTTATTGATATAAAGCAGTCAACTATATATCCGAATAAATTATGTCTAATTTTATTAGATTCTGCCATTTTCTTGCCCTTAGAAAAGGGGTTAGTAAATCTAAAAGCACTTCTTGACATATTCTTTGCAGAGTCTACTGCCTTTTGAGATGGCGAATATGGATTATCAACTTTTTTTAAATTTATACGTCTTACTAAGACTAGTGATTCGTCTATCGGTTGAATCAAATCATCTTTCTGCTTTTCCGAAAATTCTTTTGGCAAAGACTTTCCAGTAATTACATTCCTTGCCTTATCGGCAAATGCATCCAGATCAGTAGAGCCTGGCTCATCATCACTATAATAAATTCTTAACTCTATTTTCGTTTTTATTTTTGTTTTATCACTTGCTCCGGCTAATTTATATTTAGCAAGATACATAATATTTATTAAAGTATCGATATCCTGTCCGCTAAATTCATCGTTATCGGAAAGAGTTAATGCTCCTAAACTAACTTCGTTTAAGAATGAGTTTTGTCTTTGAACAACTACATCTCCGGAGTCTTTATTTTTATAAAGAATTTTTCCTATGACATCTAAAAATGTAGGTATGTACTCTCCTGGTGTGTGACCGTAGGTCAGCACTAACTCGGTTGTAAAAGTTCCGGAATAATTAAAATTATGATTTACTGAATCAACATAAAATAACATTGACCTATCTTCCACATAAACAACTTCTCCTGGTTGCATGTATTCATTTCCCACTATTGATATTCTTCCGCGTATTACGTTTTTACGCGCTCGATTTAATAGCATGGTTGCATACGGAGCCGATTGACTTTGTGCATCGCTAATAAAAGGTAAATTTATGACCTGAGATGGCTTAAATCCGTGCATTCTCCAGTTATCATAATCAACGGCTATTGCAGTAGTCATCGCATTACCTCCTTGACCTGATGTTGCTAGACTGCTAGGTGCAGCTAAATTATAATCACTAACTATTCCATTTACCTGAATACTTGTATACTCTGGAGATTGTCTAGAAATATTCATTGATATAATTTGAGATGATTTAATTATAAACCTTGATCCTGATCCAAACCCCAAATCGTCGAAACTTTCATCCTCTATCATATGCTCATATACTTCTGGTATATTAGAATTACCATAATTTCCTGAAGGCATTAATTTAGAAGTAATTGAGCCATCATTGTCGATTGATTTGTATTCAATAGAATTTTTAATTGTTCCATAAAATAATTTTAAAACAGATTGCCTTTCTTTAATCTTGTCTTGCATACCTTTTGTTATTTTAAAAATATTTATTTTTCTGGAGCCGGTTGATACCTGAGAACTTGCTGTGGTAGTATCCTCTATATAGTCAGATATTTTTATCTTTACTGGTGATTTTGAATTAATTCTTAATATTAATCTATCGATTTTTTTACTTGATTCGATCCTATCTACGTTAGATATTGTATTAATTCCGTCTTTTTTTAAATTTTGCCTGTTTAATGCCTCTAAAATAGTTTTATATTTTTGAGCATTTCCAAAATTCGCTTTATTAGATGCTGATTGTAATCTTATGTTTTCATAATTTTTTATGGATTGATTTTCAGAAGTATCTTCGTCTGAAGATATTAAAACATTATCTATATTTATAATAGTTCCATTTTCGTTTGATACGAAATCAAAACTTGATCCAGTGGAAGATGAGTTGTTTGAAGATTTCAAATAATTTACAGTGTCCCGATCCGATTCATTTCCAAGAATTGCCGAGTATAATCTTATAAAGTCTTCTATAGCCTCTATTTTTAATTTCAATGAACCTATCTGATCTTCAAAAAAATTACTTAAAAATTTGGGATATATCTCTATTCCTGTGGATGATTTTAAATTAATCATTTTGTAAAAAACTGAACTTGGCATTCTGTTATATTGAGGAAATCTAGTTCTTATATGTCCCTGGGTATCGCAAAATACCTCCATATCCAAAAGATCTGCAGTTATTTTAATTTTGTCAGATGTATTAGTATAGTTATTTGACATAAGATTTAATCCTGTTGTCAAAGACTTATTATAAGCCATGATATCATAATCTTTATCATAATTATCATCTACGATAAATAAATTTTTGTCCGTATTTGATCTTACGTTATAAGACATTCTTTTCGTAAGCATGCTCATTTTTTTTCTAATGAATCTTCTGCTTTGGTCGCTGTTCTCGCCGGCATCGACCTTTTCCATTGCGGAAATTTCAGCATTCTTTTCTTTTTCGTATGCCAAAGAGTCTGCTAGCTTAGATTGGATCTCATCAGAAAGAATTTCAACTTTTGCTTTTAAATTTTCAAAATCACTATTATTCGTATCACTTTTCGATGATAAGAAATTTACAGCTCCAGTAACGATTATTGCATCATTTAACGATGACAACTCTTTTAATTTATTATCGATATCTGCGTTAATTTTAGATTCGCTTGATTTTGCGTTCGCCATGTTTGCATAAGATTTTTCATCTACTACCAGATTTTTAAATGGTATGAAATTCCCCCACAAAGAGTTGGATTTTTTTAAATCATTTTTAAGAACGGATAAAAAGGAAACTGGGCTATCTTTTTGATTAGAAAATTTTCCAACATCTAATCCTGTATCATAATAAGTTTGGAAATTATAAGGAACTCCAGCTATCAATAATGATATTGTATTCATTACATCCAAACCTGCAAATGGCTCATTATAAATATTTGGTATTCCAACTCTACTTGCATCGTTTGTTTCAGAAGATTTTGAAAATTGAGTAAATACGCCTATTCCCTTTTTCCATTTGTATGACAAACCATCTGGAGCATGCATGACCCTAGTCACATTTCCAGTACTTTTATCAATTGAGCTATCTTCTATTATATTAGAACTTTTTGCTATTTCTCCAGCGTTTGGTCCCAATTTTTTTTTCAATATACCAATGTCTAAAAGAGTTTTATTTTCTTCCAAAAGCTTTGGATCTTTTTGACCCCATCCCCCGACATCATCAAAATTTGTTTCAAACGGAGTTAGCGGATCGTATATAGATCCATTATAAATGTCGACGCTTGGTTGAAAGTTTATTTGGCTCATGCTAAAATATTTGGCATTATCGATTATACTTATATCTACCTTGAATGATCCATCAGACCAGCTATCAGTTGCAGTCTCTATGAATCCTCCAAAAACATGAGTTCCCTCTTTTTCATTTACGAACTGATCTCTTAACATGTTCCATAAATAATTCGGGAAATCATCACCAACATAAATAGATTTTTCAATTTGCGTTGGAATATGTATTCCTGGATTAAATAAACTTTCTGCTGAATTTTTCAAATTAGTGGCAGCATTATTTAAGTTTTGAAAAGTTCCAACCCCAGACATCATAGAATTTAAACCAGATAGTATCTTATTATCATACCTTGATTTTGAGTTTATGTAGATATGTACTGGGTCTTGCTCTTGTATTATTAGTCTTCCTAGAAAATTAAAACGAAGCTCTCTTCTAATTCCGTTTGTTTTTTCATTATTCTGAATCATTGCATTTTGTGAGTTTTTCTCTAGTTGTATTTTATTATAAATCGCAGAAACAAGTCTGTTAAAAATAGATAGTTCAGTTTCGGCTTTTTTATTTCTAGATGTGCTTTGGCTTGGCTCATTATCTAATCCATTAAATCCAGCAATAGCTCCGTTTTTTAAATAAGTACGATCTACTTTAACGGAGTTATTAGTAGCTCCGCCTAATCCTGGGAACTTTCCGCTTAACTCATCATAGCTGAATATTATTTCAATTCCAGACCTATCTATTATTGCTACTAATCTTTTACTAATTAATGTATCCGGAGATATTCTAAATGAAATTGGACTAGCTTTTCTTAAGGCTCGAACAGAGTTTAATTCCCCTTTTGCCCTTTCTATTACATCGTTTACACCGTCTTTTGCGAATTGAAATGTCTGGCTGTCATTAAAAAAATTATTTGCGTCCGCAATTGCCTTTTCAATATCGTATTCGGTAATAAGCATTGCTTGATACGGATCTAATATCGATATATTCCCGATTGAAGGATCTAATTTAATAGATGAGCTTGTTGAAAAGCCTTCGAAATTTGTTATTTCAATAACTCCAGTTCCCTGCCCAAACTGAGATTGTACTATGTTCGTACTATCTGTTATCCATTTTGTATAATTTGAAGGATAATTATAAGCGTATATTTTTTTTATATTGTTAATAGTTTTTGAAAAACCACTTATTTTTGATCCGAATGGATTTGAATCTCCGAGAGCTCCAAATAAATTTCCACCAGACTCAAAGCCGCTTGAGATAACGTCAGACAAACCAAATATTATTGGCATCAATTGATCGTTAATTCCGCCCGTAGCTTCTGAAATGTTTTGTATTTTAGATAGTTTTTCTAAAGCTGCAATTTGATTGCATTTATTTTGGAACAAAACTTTTATTGCTTTGAAATAAAGCTTTTCTTCTGCATCCATATAATCTGATCTGAAGTTTTCAGCCATTGAAGAAAACATCTTTTTCTTAATTAAGATGGTGGCGGATGGCTGCTGAACTAGCAAGTCGAATTGTTTTGGAGATGCATTGAATGGATCTTTTCTTAAATATCCTTGTTCCAAATATCTGCGCTCTGCGGACTTGTCTACCTGACTCGAAAAAGATCCTAGATCGATTGTTTTTTGCTTATTTTCTCCGAGAGAAGCTTGGGATGAAAGCTGCTCTGCTAATTTATTTAAGAAAGACATTATTTTTTAATCATGCCAGAAAATGAATTTGGAGTAGTATACTCTGATTGTCCATTTGTAGCACTTCTGTGGAATGGAAGATAATTAGTTCTATAACCCCTAGTTTGAGTAACGGTAAAATTTATAGAATACTGAAAACAAAAATTCTCAGCTCTCTCATTTACGGTAAAGCTTTCAAAGAAGCCTCTGTGAACAACGCCGTCGTAATACATCTCGACTGTGAATGCCAATTGCGCTAATGATGGTATATTTTGAGTCGCTAAATTTGAATTTGGAGAAGTTGTTCCAAGTATTCCTCCAAGAATGCCTGCACCACCGGCAATTGATGTAGCGGTTCCTCCTCCCAGAAGACCTCCTAAGGCTCCGCCTATGGCATTTGTTATACCTGCAGCTCCAGACGATGCAAGGGCGTTATTAGCCGCTAGAGAAAGCCCAAACCCGTCAAAAGATAATTGTTCCGCCCTATATATTTCGCGCAAAACATTAATTCCTTCAATTCCAGAACTTCCAGTAGTTCCTGTAATAGTTAATGTGGTTAAATCTTCTCCCCAATACTGAATTGCGTATCCGCCCTTTGTTTTTGTTTTACTTATAATTTTTTTATAATTATAGTCTATTTGCTGAGGATTTATGTACATTTTAACCGATCCAAATTCTGGAACAAACCAAGTAATAATATTTCTTTTTATTTTTCCATAAGAATTTGTTGGAACTTTTTGAGACGGTAATCCATTTCCATCCGCCTGATAAGAATCAGGTACCGTAAAACCATCTTGACTAAATGAGCTAGAATTTGTTTTACCTGAGTCGTTATTCAAGCTATCCTGAATTTTATTAATTCCCTTAATTGCATCGTTTATATTAACCATTAATTTCCCCTTTTATTTGGAAAAGCAGCTGGGTTAGTTGATCTAGCTTGCTGACTTACGTTAGTTGTATTTCCGCAATCTATACATAATCCCTTTACGGTAACTTCTATCTTTTGAGTAGGTTCTTGGGTCGCAGATTCATTTGTGCTTCTACCCTCAGAGTTATTTCGATTAGGGGAAAATCTAGGAGAATTAGCGAGTCTTGAAGACGGATTCTCATATCCTGGAAGAGATTTTAAAAACATTTGTTTTTGCTTCTGGTCTTCCGTCATTGAGTTTCTTGCACTTGAATTCGAGATTTCGGATTCAAGTTTCGATCTTTCTTCCTTTATATTACTAACGTTTCCGCTTTTAACCGCCTCAGCAAATCCACTCACCGTAGCTTTAACTGCGTCTGGAACAGTAGCCATATATCCGCGTAAATCTTTCATACTTCCAAGCATATCTGTAGGGGATTCAGATTTCCTTCTTTGCGATAAGTCAGATCGCATTTTTTTTCCATCTGCTCCCTCAGTTCCACTCATAATGCTATTTGGAATTTCTGATAATATTTTCTCGACATTACTCATATTGGTAATATTTGCATTAAATTTCGTCCTAGCGAGTGTAGCTCCCAAATCTCCCAAATTAGTGCTTTCGGCTCCACGCATGGCATTTCCCATAGACATTTGCTTTTGAAGCCCACCGTCTTGCAGCATCTCTTTAAAGTCAGCAGGTTTATTGTTTCTAAATGCTTCAATTAATCTATCTGCTCCCCTTTCATCTTTAACTATTGCGTTTAATGGTCCCTGAGTTATCATCATTCTTTGTTTTTGATATTGGGAAGCGGAAGCTTCGCTTTGACCGGCTTCTTCCATTGAAACCATATTTCCGCCCATTTGCTTCATTATAGTATCTTTCATTTTTTCAAATACGCCGGCTGTATCTCCATCCTTTAACTGCTTCTCTAATTGAAAAGCTCCCATTAATCCTCCGGGACCTCCGGTTTGTTGAGATATTAACGCTTTTTGCGCCGTAGTTAAATTAACGACAGCGGTTGACATTTCAGTTATAGTTTTTAGGGCTCCTGATTGAGTTGCTCCAGACGATCTTAAAGAATTATAATATTGGTTTGTTACTTCTGACAACTTTTTAAATTGATTAAATGAAGCCTCTCCTGAGTCAGCTACATTTATAAAAGCTTCAGCGGTATTATTCAATCCTTTTTTTAATACTTCTAAGGGAATTCCATTTTTGTTAGCTACCTCTGAAAACATTGCGGACATCATTAGTGCCTTCTCTCCCGTAACTCCATAGTTTTCAAAAGCTAATGAAACATCTTTCATTACATCTTCAAATGCTCTGCCAGATCCTTTTGCTAAATTCATGGAAGCAGTAAGCATATTTGTTTTATCGGTAGCATCTGTTAATCCAGAAACTTGCGCGTTAAGAGCTCCAGGAATTTTTATTAGCTGCTGATAATATCCGCCAAGATATCTTATATTAGTTTGTGTTGAGATTGATGTATCCATCAAAATATTATTATTTTCAAATAAAACTTCGTTAAGATTACTTAAATCTGGATTTATTTTTGCTAATGTTTGGCCTAGTGTGCCAGACTGAGTTGCTGCCTGAAACATTGCACTTTTGAACTCTTGTGCTTGGGAAACTCCGCTTAATAATTCGTTTCCGAAATTTTTAAAAGCAGATATTCCGGCAGCAGTACCTTTTAAAGCTGCTGTTGCGATATCAGAGCTCATGCCAAGTTTTTCAAATGCACCTACTATACCTCCAAGAGATTCGGCAACGGCAGCGCTTATTGGCGAGGACAGAATTCCTTTTTGTAAATTCTCCCATTGTTTACCAAAGGTATTTAATGACTTTGTATCAAATGAGTCGGAAGCCTTTCTTAACGCATCTCCAGCGCCAAGAGCAGCCGTTGTCATTCCAGCTAATATGTTGGTGTGATTTTGAGTTAAAGACGTTGCATCTTTTATGGATTGGCTTGTATTTTTAATTCCCTCAGAAAAAGCATTTACTCCGGAACTAGCAGCAGCTCCGAAAGCCGATGTAACATTACTAATTGTAGATGTTAAGCTAGATGCACTCTCTCTCTGAATATTCATAGCAATAGTTGCCCGCTCCGTAGATGCGGTAACTCTATCTATATTTGACGCAGCATCTTGCAAATTTTCTGATGGAACCGTCGCAATTACATTATCAGCCATTTTACTCTTCTCTCAATAATATTTTTCTCTTTTTCTTTTTTAATGAACCTGCATTTTTTAGCAATTTGCTCTTAGCTAAGTCTTCTTGAATTTTATTATGCTGCTTCATAAGCATTGTAGATTCTTCAAATTCTTCTTCAGTAGATTCGTATTTGCCCTCATCAGAAACCATCTTATGAACACCTTCAGGATTTGTAAATGACGCGGTTGTATAGGCATTGTGCTTAGATAATTCGTATTCTTCGGACTTGTCCTCGATCCAATTATTAAACATCCAAATCTTTTGAACCGGATCCATTTCTGTTATTCTTGCATCATCTGGAAGGCATTTAAATACCTCCTTGCATAAAAACCAAATGAACCTATGCTCCGGTTCGTATATTATTTTTTTAGGTCTTCTACTACCTCTTTCTGTTTTTCATCGGTATTTACTCCATATTTGTCTTGAGCTTCTTTTGATAAATTACCGTACTCTTTGTACAATTTAGTCAAAACAAAATCATCTAATTGGTCTATGAAATACAAAAGATCTTCTATATCTTCGCTGCCGACAAAGTCGGTAAATTTTATACCAGCTATTGTTTTAATAGACCTTGATAGGTTATGACGGCGTAATTGCCAATCAAAATCAAACTGATTGGGCTCTTTTCTGGCAGCAGCCAGAACATCGTTTAGCTCCCCTGACTTTAATGTTTGCAAAACAAAAGTCATTTTTTCATTTAGGACAACTTCTTTTTCAGTTCTTACTATTCCAAGTAATTGCTCTAATCTTTTTTTAGCCCCAGGGTCTAATCTTTGACGACCTGTTCTTTTTTCTTGGCGAGACCTTTGCATATCTCTTTCAATTTGCTGAATGTCTTCTTCTGGAGCATCGCTCTCATTCATTTGATTTTGAAATGATCTTATTGCGTTAAGGTCGAACGGAGCGTTTTGTTCGCCCTGAACATCTTCAACAACGAATTGCCTCGTACTATTTTGCCCACCATTTTTTTTATTACCGAGACCACTTTCAAAATTAGCCATTATATACTCCTGCTTTAATGTCATTATATCGCAAGAAATGAAAAAGGACCATTTAAGGTCCTATTCATAAACTTTTTATTTTATTTTTTAGAAAACATCAAAATCTCTGGCTAAATCTATTAGCCCCGAAGCATCAAGAGATCCTCTGCGACCATTACGCCCAGTATCTGTTGCGCGCTCAATTGGAATATTACTGAAAGGAATTCCGCGTTCTCCGCCTTGAGCCGCAGGAACACCAGATCCGTTATTTAGAATACTAAATATTGTTTCGGCTTTCCAACCCATATCATCTGCAATTATGTAGTCTGATGAAGTATAAGCATAACTTATAGTTTCAATCCAAACATTTTTTATAACTGTTGAAATTTGATTGCCGGCATCTGACTTTTGACGATCTAGAATTACAATATCGAATGGGTAGGCTTGAGCTGCTACGTGAAGAAAGCCTCGAGAAAATGCTTCAGAAATTCTCATTCTATCAAAACGAATTCTTTTGCAAGAACCACTTATTTTTACCGAACTATTTCTAACGCTATCTATAGCACCATCAGATCCAACTTCATCAATAATTTGGATTGATCCGGATTCATTTACTGAAAGGCTTTGTATGGCTCCTACCGCAGTTCCATTAACTAGTATGATTACATTAGTAGATAATGAGGTTGATGTCTTATTTTGACCCGATGTTGTGGTTAGTGTTGAGCCTGTGTTAATAGCATTTGCCATTGATTATCTCCAATAAAATAAAGTTCTTCTATATTATTAGAAAATATGCATTTATTTTCGCACACCATCAAAACAATTTTGTTTTGATGATAGTGGTCTTAAATTTGACAACGCCCAACACTTTTTAAATTCATTACATAAAGTATTTTTATACTTAAAAGAGCTATGCGCAATAATATGATCAATCTGCCACGTCCATGTCAAAGGATCTTCATCATTCCATTTTTTGCTATATATTCCATGGTTTTGCCAATTCATCCAAGGCTCAAATAAATTTTCTATATGATATTTTAATTCATCAACCGAGTATTCAAGATTTTCGATAGCTTTTCCAGATCTATTTTCTTTTAAATACCTAGCTATTGAGCACGATATTCTTTTTCTTAACTTAAAATTAATATCTGTTTTACTCTTACTTTTAATAAACGAATTAGTCTTATCTTTATTATTTTTTCTATATGTTTTCCTAATTTCTTTAGAAGTTTTATTTGAATTTAAAATTTGGTGATAGATTTTTTGACAATATTTACATTTGCGTATTTTAGTTCCGTTAAAATCATTTATATGCTTAACGGTTAAGCATTCTAAACAAAGCTTGCCTTTTTCATACTTATCATAATCTTTTAAAAAGATCTCTATTCTATTTCTAGCAATATTAATCTTTTTACTTATTTCTCTAATACCGATTTGATTGTGAAACCAATCTAATATTAATTCTTGATCGTATTTAGATATCATACGTGTCTTATTTTTGATACACCATCAAGAAGGTTTTGCTTTGCAGAATATGGGCGAAGATTACATAAAGACCAGCAATCTTTGAATGATTGGTCTTCCATGGATAAGTATTTAAATTTTGAATGAGGTATTATATGGTCTAAATTCCATTTCCAAGTTGATTTATTTTCTTCATTCCATTCAGATAGTTTATATCCACCATAATTTTGCCAACTCATCCAATCTTCGAACATTGATTCCAGATGAATTTTTAATTCTTCAATAGAGAATGGCAAATACTTTATACAACTTTCTTTATTTTTATTTCCTTTTATGGCTTTCCATATTCTAGCAGAAATATCTTTATGGATAGCAAACCCAGGATTTTCTTTTCTTAACCTTTTAGATCTTTTCTTCCCCAGCTCATTGCCTCTAAATTTTTCACATTCATTACAATATGGTTCGTATGAAATACCTGTGGCACTTTTTTTACTATTTCTTTTTCTAAAATTAGAAATGCTAAAAATTTTTTCACAATCTTTGCATCGTTTTTCTTTTATTTTATCCAAATTTTTGTGAGGAGGTTTTATTTTAGAATTATCTAATCCCAGTATTTTGTAGGCTTTAATAACATAGTTTCTACTTATACCGATTTTTTTAGCAATAGTTCGAGCGCCAACTATGCCATCATATAGCAATTTAATTTCCTCAAGTATCTTATCTTCAATTTGTATTGAATAGTTTTTCTTTTTTATACTAGGCTGTAATTTGCAGTTATATTTTTCTGGATTTTTTAATCTACGATTATATTTTAATATATCACAAATCTGCTCTGAGTATTTTTCATATCTTTTCTTTCTGTATAGAGCAAGTCTTTCTTTATTTTTTTCTCCGTACAAAATTATGCAAGATTTGCAATCATTACGTTTACCGTCTTTAGATGCACTACTTAATCCAAAGAATATTATTTCTTTATCCTCTTTACATACGCTGCATTTCTTATGAGTTATATTAAAATGTAATATATACTTCGAATGATCTTCGGATGAATAAATTATTTTTATTTTATTTGATTTACAGCAATCCTTACAAGCCGGCTTCTTTCCATCCTTCGATCTAAAATAGTTAGAAAAATTACATATTAACTTAGTAGTTTTGCATTTAGTGCATTGTTTTTCCACGAGATACACCTTATCATTTTTACTTTGAATGTAAAGCAAAGCCCGCCATTTAGGCGGGCTGATGTCTAATAAAAAATTAGATTATTATAATTGCCCGACAGAAATTTTCAAGAATATGAAATTCGTTGGGTAATTGGGCTGAACCCTACAACTAACGTTATATTGACTTGGGTTTACAGAATCTTTAACAACAACCAAATCCTTATAATCAGTTATTAGTCTCTGACTAACTAAAGAGTTCAAAAGTATTACAGCTCTTGTGTTAAGAATAGCTTGCATATTCTCACTTTCTGCATTTCCAATATACCCGTTGAATCCGGATCTTAATTGTTTTGCGCATTTGTCTCTGATGAATATAATTGAAGCTTCTTGCTCCTCTACGAATCCAGACTGTGACGTAGTAATTCCCCACTTACAAATTCCACCACCAGCAACTGGCTGAAGAACGCACACGCCTGCCGCTGCCAATTGCTCTAAAGTAGTTGTAGATAATTGTTTATTTCTTAATATTGAAAATCCGCTTACAACTTTATTAGTTAAAGGATTCTCTACGCGGACACTGGCAGAAAACCATCCAGCAGTAGCTGCTGCTGCGTAGAAACCGTCAACAAATACGTTCTGACCGCCCGCATTTACCACGATTTCATCTGGGTAAAGATAGATACAGCGATATGTATTACCAAATGCGCTTGCTACAGAGTAGTTTGCCAAATCCTCTATATTACCTGATAGCACTTCGGTAACATTGTCTCCTTGAATTCCCTCAAGTACACCAATATTTTCTACTGCTGCTGGTCTTGTTCCAATTAAATTAGCTGGGGTTAATCCTCGAATAGCTCCAGTTAATAGCATTCGCTCTTTCTTATTACGAATGTTGGACATTGTTTTACAATGCGCTAAAGTATTTTGAATAATAACAGAGATTGTTTGTTTTGGAAGTGGAACAACCATATCACATTCTATGGTCTCTAGTGCTGCCAAAGCATTTATCCAGCCCGGATCGTAGAAGTCAGCGTCCGCGTCTTGAATAAGAGAAACTCTTAGACCGTGCCCATTTGGAACTACGGATCTATTTACAACAATAAAAGAAGAAGTGTCACTTGGATCTAATACTTCGAACCCAAGGGACCCTTCGGTAGAAATTGCCTTTAGTAAAGTTAGAGTATCCGATGGTGTATCATAAGATACAATATCATATAATCCATTATTCAATATGGATGCATTGATTTTAACTCTTCTATTTAAAAAGCTTGGGATGTTGCTGAATATTAATGATGCAGATGATAATGTCGCTGTCTCAGTTGATGCATTTACAGTAAATACACCATCATTTGCGCTTGAGTTAGGCACAACTACGCTATTAGAAGGTTCTATGAATTGAAAAGATACTCCAGATTGATTATTTGTGGTTCCGGAATAAGGGTTGGGATCGGCAGTAACATATAACTTACCACCTAATACTGAAGTGACAGTATATGTATTTTTATTTACCTCGCTCTGTGAGCCCTCGATACGCAATTTCTTTCCTACATATGTAGATCCGAATTGTATTGATGAGCTGAAAACTCCGGTGCTGGAAGTTATGCGACCGATATATCCGTCAAATCCCGAATTAAGAGCTGCTAAGCTTTCCTTCACGGTATAGAAATATGCAAATCCTCCTGGTGCAGGAGTTGTATCATTTACGAATGCAGCAGTAGTTGGATTACCAGCAGTATCTAATGTGTAAAAATTAAATTTATTAGGTAGGACCTGTGTTTCAACTTCTGTAGCATTGTTAACCACAAAGAAATGAATATTGCTCTGAATGTATGGAACAACATCTAAGGGCAGAGGAAATACGAAATCTTCTACAGAAGTAGATAGTGAATTTACAGATGGTGATAAAATGTAAGAGGTTCTACGTGGCATTGATGGTGCTGCCTGTAAAGTCATTAGGACTGAAGCGGCATTAGAATATGCCAATTGAGCGCCTAGGCTCAATGTATTATCTAGGCTTGGTAGTCCGTGCCTGACAACAACATCATTCATACCTTGAGTTAGAATGGGGTCATTAATATTTAGAATTGGTAAATAATTAGCGGTCAAGCTATCATTTACTGATAAAACGCCAGAGCTTATTTTTACTAGGAAAGCGTCGCCCTCCCTGAAAGAGGATACGGCTACACTAAGAATTTCGACTTCTTGAATTGAAAAACTTATAACTCCGTTTGAGGCGGCATAACCATCGGCTACCCAAACGATTGGATTACCATTACCGTCGGATAGTGATCCGGAAATAGATCCGAAGGCTAAAAATTTTGCGGTCCCTGGTATCGGTAAATTAGATGGGTTTCTTTGTACAGAAACACATCGTACGGTCCAAGTTTCCTGTAGAGCATTGGCGTCCTGAAGAACAAGATTTTCTAAACTTCCTTTACCTACATTGGAATTTAGTGATGTATAGAAAGATCCGCCTTGATCTGTGAGGCTTGCTTTTTGCAGCTCTAATTTTCCGGTATTCACATCAACTCGATAATCATATTTACCACTAAAAATTGACGAGTCAACTATACCCTCATACCCAGTTAGCGGAATTCCATTTTTATAAATGGTAGTTCTATTCCTTACATAAGGAAAGTTTGACATTTGAAAATGCCTACCGTCAGATCCGGATGTAGAAGAAAATAGTGGGTTTAAACCATCTAATCCTTTGCCGTTCGCCTGAGATACTAGTGTCTCATCAGTTGAACCCTCGCCTATGACGGCAGCAATTCTGTTTCCACCTGGAATAGAAACTCCTCGTGAAGCTGTAATAAAATCTGAATATACGCCAGGTAATACACCTGTTCCGCCTGGAAAATTAGCCATTAGATGTCTCCATAAAGTTTTGAAAGAATTTTTTCACTATTGCCATCGTCATTGTTATGTTTGAATATTAATATAACTTATTTTTAAGTGTTAAAAATGACGTCCAATAAATTATTTTCTGTTTTAATTGTTAGGTTGGCTGCTGGAACCGAATTATCATTCGATAGATTTTGAAAGTCTACGGAAAAAATAATACTTTCTAATATATTTCCAACAGGAATTTTACGTTCCCACTCGGTTCTAATTTCAAGAGTTATTGATTGCGTAAAAAGTTTATCTATTCTATCTTCTTTTTCCGCTGGTGCTGACCAAGTAACCGGCTTAATTACAATTCCAACATCTTCTAATGTTTTAAAATGTATTTCTGTAAAACAAATTGCCACCATTTCAACAAGATCATCTCTTGCCCTTAATGAACGAGTCATTATGTCTATGGTGAATGATCCCTCATAAGCGCCGGATGTAACGAAGTAAGTAGGCTTCTTTACCATTTTAGAATTTCCGTACCCATCTTCATAAAGTATATTTTGGTATTCTACTTTACCAAAATCTCTGTTCATTGAAATTGGAACATATCTACCACCACCGGATTTAACAATAATTGCTGGGTAGTAAATTCCGTCAAATCTAAAATTTTCACCAATGAAAAGCCTAGTGGAAAGCATTTGTCCTGGCAAAGACGTTGATCCTAGTGCGTCAGATGGTAGGTCAAACCCTAATGGCATATTGGTATGATCTGTTGTATTTGCAAATCCAAATTTATCTTTTTCGTAATGGTAAAATTGCGAATAAGAAAAGTAATCTCTTAAGATAGCTATTAAAGCTTCTTTTGGATATGACAACATAGAGTATTGAACAATGTTGTAATACTCATGAAGTGTATCTTTGGAGGAATTATTGGCTGACATTTTTAATATGTGTATCGCACAGTAAGATTATTAATTATCAATGTAGCACCAGGTGACGTAATAACGTCACCTGCAACTTCCAGAGAAATGATCGGTACACTAAAAACTTTAAGACTAACTTGTTGAGGAGTAAGATTAATAATTTGCGGATTGACTCCTAAAGATGCCCAGGTTGCTTGACTTGTAACTGATACGGAATTACTAAAATGTTGACCACTTCTATCATTTAACTTAATTGATATGTTATTTATAGTTGTCGACGAGATTGATCCAGTTGTATAGACCTGAGCGCTAATTCTTATTATTTTACATTCAGGATCAGCGATTATGGAATTTTGCATAATATCGATGTGTGAGTGATTTACGAAATTTGTGACGTCACGCTTTTGTCCAAATGCGGTGCGCAAGACGGCACCCGATATAAAATGCCAAGTAGCACTACCGAGTATACCTTGAGCACTTCCTGTAGAAGAAGGTAATAGAAGGGCTCGATATATTTGATTTCTATTTTTATGTGAATAAAAATTTTCATTAATAGGAGATATTAAATTCTCGTTAGTTAAATCGTCCACTGTAGATTTATCAAAATAATTTTCTCTTACTTGATGACCTTCTGCGGAAGATCCTTGAACAAAAATATATTGATTTATTACTCTTGATCCTCTTATAAATTTATTTTTATAAATATCTATAGATCCACCGATTACCCTTAACATCTCAATAGATCCTGACAGTCCCAACAAAGCATTTTCTGAAAATAAAATAC